GGGCGCCCGGCGCTGGTACGAGTCTCAGGCGCTCATTGAGGCCGCTGTGAAGGCCGGTGACGAAGCGCCGGCGTCGGTCATGGCGCTGCCGGCCCGCGTGCTGGCAGACACGCTGCGGTGGCGTGAGGAGGCTGACCGGATACTCGGCTACTGGTCGGCCCGGTTGCTCGCAGCGCAGGGCTTCGCCGTCGTGGCGTCCGAGGTGCTGGCCGACTTCAACGAGTGGCTCACCGGCAACGGTCACAATGCGTGGCCGAAGGAGACCTTCGGACCGCGCTTCGAGGAGCACTTCGAGACGAAGAAGCACAAGGTGGTGAAGAAGCGGGGGGTGCGCCCGGCGAGCGCTGCGCTGAACATCGTGCGGCGGCCCTCCGGCACCCCGTTTGGGCCGGTCGAAAAAGCGCTTCCGAAGCAGGTTGATGTGTTGATCAACCTCAGGTACCGACTGGACGCGGATAGCGATTGAGCAGGGAAAACGTCAAAAAGTGTGAGTGGTGTGAGTACCTGTCCAAAGAGTTTGGGGGGTACCCCTACGTATAGAACTCTCAGAGCAGGTACTCACACCACTCACACTGCCCTCCAAAAGCTACTAAGACTTTACTCAGAACTAAATATTTGCTAGACTCTCGGTATGACCGATTTGAGGGACATCCCGATCAACCCGGCCAACCGACGGCGCGCCTGGTCCCACATCACCGACGGTGAGTGGTGGCGGGCGAGGAACGCTCCCGCCGAGACGTGGACGAACCACGCGCAGGAGAACAACGTCGTCCGCATGAGCGCGCGGCAGTGGGGCGCTCGCCACGGCTACCGGTCGGAGACGCGCACCGAGATGAACGGTCGGGTGCTGTTGATCCGGTTTACGCCGGCCCGTTGACCATTCTTACTAAGTTTGTGGTAAGCTTCGGGTACGATCCTAGGGAAGAGGCACGCATGAGCTTGCACGAGTTGAACGATCTCCGCCGGACCGCGAAGGAGTTGGGCGTCCCCGGTTACGGCCGGATGAAGCTGGTCGACCTCCGCACTGCCGTCGCGGCCGTTGACGAGACCCTCCCGGACCCGACGGACGCCGAACTCGATGAGGTGCTGTTGCCGTACGCCATCGCCGCCGAGGCGAAGTTCGCCGAGACGATCGCGGCGGAGGAGAACGCGGCTGACACCGACGATGGCGTCGCGATGATGAACATCGCCGATGAGGCGGAGTTGACGGCGCACCTCCAACGCGTGGCCGATGAGTGCGGCGAGGATCTTCAGACAGTCCGCGATCTCTACGACGCGATGCAGGCGTGCGGCGATGAGGAGAACCTCGAAGAGGCGATTGAGGATCTTCACGCGCAGGAGTACCCGGCGGATTCGTCGCTCGGCGAGACTCGGCACTCGCCGCTCGGTTGTTCACTTCTCGGCATGCCGCATACGGGTCCGTGCATCAAGCCGATGCACACGTGCATGGACGATGACTGTTCTCACGCGGCCTCGATGGGAATCGATCGGAGCGTTGTGGAAGATGGTAAAACCGATCGGTTCCGGGAAGTTGTTGCAGAGTCTCGCGAGGAAACTTTCGGGGTTCTCGATTCTCGTCAGAACGGGAAGCCGTTTCGTCATCTCGCGCGCACGCGGAACACGGCGCGTTGCGGGAAGTCGAATCCCCTTGCGAAGCCGAACGTCGGTTCGCTCGACTCGATCGACTGCCTCGACTGCATGGACGTCTACACTCGGGAGACGCGGCCGACCGCATGAGACCGGAAGCCCGATCCGTCACGGGGTCGGGCTTCCACTGTTACTAAGATCGTGGTAAGCTTCGGGTATGGCAGTGAAGAAAACCGAAGCGGAAAAGGCGGCGAGCCTGCGCAAGTTCTTCGCGGATATCAAGGCGAAGTACGGGCTCACCGAGATCGAGTATCGGGCGTTGTACCGCGCGCAGGGCGGAGCGTGCTACGTCTGCCGGGTGGCGAAGGGCAAGGCGCGCCGACTCGGCGTGGACCACGACCACGTCACCGGTGAGGTACGCGGCCTTGTGTGCACGGGCAGCCTCTCGGCGATGACGTGCAACCGGCTCATCGCCATCTTCACCCGGGCCGCCCTGTTGCGGGCCGTGCTCATGCTGACGGAACCGCCCCCGGCGCGCGCTGTGCTGAACGCGGTCCGCAAGGGTGACGCGTTCATCCCTTCGCTCATCGACAACAACGCAGCCTTCCGGATCGAGGACATCGAGCGATGAGTCAAGACACGTCGCGGTTGCGTGGTCTCGACCCGTCAACGCGCGAGTATTGGGATGTGCTGAACGAGCCCGCCGGCACCGTGTGGCCGGAACGCGACCCGAAGCCCGAGGTTTCCACACGCGATCCGCGTCCCGCTGACGCGCCGGATGCGCCGCTCGGCGTCCGCAAGCTCGCTGCTCTCGCGAAGGCGTACGGCTTCGAGGCGCGTGTCGGATACTCGCGGGCCGCGATCCGTGGTGTGTGCCTCGGTACGTATCGGAAGGTCGAATCGTTCTCAGTGTGGTTCGCGCCTTCACACTCCACCGGCTACCGGCCGTTCGCTTTGTACGAGCGGTTCGTTGACGCGAAAGAGATCCTTGTGTATGACGGTCGCCTCGATGTCATCGCGGTCGATCCGGAGACGCGTGCGGGAACGCCCGGCTCGTGGAAGTGGTCGCAAGTCTCGGTGATCGGCAAGGGCGCGTACGTCGAGTTGACGATCACAGCGCTATCGGAGTTCATCGAGCTGCAAGGGCTTGTGCTGCCTTCGTGGCTCGAAGCTAAGAAGAAGAAGACCGTCAAACCAGTGGAGGCATGAGCATGTGTGAAGGCTGCAAGAACGCGATTCGTGAGGTCGCGCAGAGCACCGGACACCCGGTCGACGTGGTGGCCGAGATCTACAACGCCATCACCGAGCAACGGCGCAGGGAGGTCGAAGGCATCGACGCGGCCGACATCGACTCGGAGGAAATGCTCGAAGCCGTGTTTCAGTCGATCGTCAACCCGGACCAGATCAGCGGATCGGACCGGCCGCTCGGCGCGGACCCGTACATTCTCCTTCGCGTGCTGCCGCTGAACGGCGTCACCGAGACTTTGGCGGTGGAGGTCGCCGGCCTTGATGACGCGCAGAAGGTCACGGTGATGCGCGCCGCGCTGGTGACGATGACGAACGGCGGCAACACCGTGCTCGATGACGGGACCATCATCGGCGACGTCACCTCGGAGCGGCCGAAATTCCGGAACCAGTCATGAGGCAGACGACGGCTGACGCCCTCATGTATGCGTCTATCGCGTTGGCCACGATCGCAGCCATGACGGTTCTCGCGGTTCTCGGCCCGTGGTGGTCCTTCGCAACGGTCGCTGTTCTCGGCATTCTCGCGTTGGCGGGGTCGAAGGCATGAGGCGCGCGCGCCGGCACCGTTGGCTATCCATCGCGATCGATCAGACCGTGGTGGACGAACTCGGGTGGGAGGGCTTCGGGCTGATCGACAAGGCTTCGCGCGGGGCCGGCGTGCTCTCGTCACGGTTGACGTTGCAGCACGTTCAGACTCGCCTCGGGCATCACCTCATGATCTTCGAGGTGGACGCCCTGACGGCCCCTCTGCCGTGGGCCGAGACGTAGGCAGACACGAGCACCGGGCCGGCGTAAGCTGGGCGCACACGCAGGCACAGCGGGCCGTTACCCTACTGGGGCAGCGGCCCGTTCTCATCGGAGGAGACACCATGCCAGAGGCACCCCGGCTAATGGGACGTAACGGCGAAATCTGGCGCAAATACTGCCGAGGTATGACGCAAGAGGAACTTGGTGACATCTACGGCATCAGTCAGCAACGCGTCGCGGCGATCATCTCGAACGTCGGGGACAGCATCCCGCAGGCGGACCGCGCAAAGCTGATCGCCGAAGAGGTTGACTTTTTCCGCACGCTGCGCGTCGAAGCGCTGAAACTATGGGACGGAAAGGCCGCGCCGCTCACGGCCGGCGCGCAGGGCAACTTCGTCATCGACCCGGACAACGAAAACGAAATCGTGCGCGACCACTCGGGCCGCCTCGCCGCACTCGCGCGCATCGAGACCATATCCGCGAGGATGCACAAGCTACTCGGGCTCGAAGCCTCGCAGAAAGTGGACCTCACGATCGGCGAAGAGGCAGCGGCGCAGCGAGCGGCTGCCGAAGCTGCGGCGCACCTTCACGGGGGCGACCCGGAATGATCGGATGGTTGTCAGGTCTCAACGACTTTCAACTAACCATGACGATCATCGGGGGAACATGCATATTCGTTGGGATTGGTGTCGTGTTTCTGTACCTCGGCAACGATCCGTACAAATACCGGGCCACTCGACGCCGGCCCATCGACCCGGAACCGTGGATGCGCGATCCCGTCACCGGGGAGAACCTCATCGTCCGGCCGTCCGCTGACTTCGAGCCGCACAAGCCCGCCACCGACACCCGATCGCTACGCCGGCACCGTGAGGCCGACACCCGAGGCGAGACCACGCTGATCGGCCCGGCCACGATCGCGCGCGCCCGTGCGATGATTCCTACGCCACCACCGAACCCCGGCGATGGCCTACGCGTGATCCGACGGCGCAACACAGCGCCCCGGGCGGCGATGCCAGAAACAGACAGGCGCTCACTCGCGCCGGATTGGCGAGACGCGTGGATCGTCACCGGCGCACACCCGTCCGTCGCCGACACCGGCGTCAACGAGTGGCACCTTCCCACCGACCGCACGCGCGCATGGTGGGCTGGCACGTATCCGCCAGAGGACGCGTGATCCGTCATGGCTAGGTGGGACACGTCATGGCATGAGCGGTTGCGGACGATCCTCGTGGACCTTCCGTTCCGCACGGCAGCCGAACGGGTCGCGATCCGGAAGCAACTCGCCCGCGATCCGGTCGCCTTCGCCATCATCTACCTCTCGCCGCACCTGAAAGACCACAAGGGCCGCGTCACGTTCTCCGAGGTGCACTACGAATGGGCGCGCATCGCCGAAGGGTGGCGCGCGCCGATGGAACCGCAGAGCAATCGGCACGCGTTCATTGCGCCCCGCGAGACCGGGAAGTCAACGTGGTGGTTCCTCATCCTTCCACTGTGGGCGGCGGCGAATGAGATCGTGCACTTCGCGGTGGCTTTCGCTCACGCGGACTCGCAGGCGACTGGTCACCTCGCCACCTTCAAGAGGGAGTTGGAGACTAATGCGCTACTACGTGCTGACTTTCCCGAACTCTGCGAGCCTGCCCGTAAGCCATCTAGTGGAACCACTCTCGCCGACCGTCAAGGGATGCTTCACACTTCACAAGGTTTCGTGTTTGCGGCACGAGGTGTGGATTCGGCCTCTCTCGGATTGAAAGTCGGCGAGGTCCGGCCCGATCTCCTGATCCTCGATGATGTCGAGCCCGATGAGGCGAACTACTCGACGCAAGCCACGTCGCATAACAAACGGTCGCTCGCGGAGAAGCGCCTCGGCACCATCACCGATGCTATCTTCCCGCTGAACGTGCGCGCCCGTGTCGTGATGGTCGGAACGGTGACGATGCCGGACAGCATTATGCATCAACTCGTGAAGGCTGCGAACGGCGTCGAAACGGCTGCGTGGATCACCGATGAGAGGATCGTCGCGCATCATCACGTGCCTATCCTCTACGACAACGAAGGCGAGGCTCGCTCCGTTTGGCCCGAGAAGTGGTCGATCAAGTGGCTTCTCTCCTTCGCGCATACCCGCTCGTTCGCGAAGAACTACCTCAACGATCCGATGGGCCGCGACGGCGACTACTGGACGTCTGACGATTTCGTATACGACACGTTGGGCACCAACGCCACCCGATGGATTCTGCAACTCGACCCGGCTGTCACCACGAAGGGGACATCGGACTTCACCGGGTGGGCCGTGGTCGCCTTCAAGCCGGCCACCGATGGCAAGCGGCCGATGACGGAAGTCATCGCCGCCGGCCAGGTGAAGCTACTCGGCGAAGAGTTGCGCTCGTTCGTCCTCCGCCTCATCACGCAGTACGAGAAAATCCGCGCGGTCCGCGTGGAGGTGAACCAGGGGGGCGAGCTTTGGTACACCGTCCTCCATGACATGCCGGTGAAGTTACTCGTGCACACGAGCAACGAATCCAAAGAAGTGCGCTTCGCGTACGCCCTCGACCTGTACCAACGAAAGCTTGTCCTTCATCGCGAGAAGATGCGCAAGCTCGAAGAACAGATGATCGGATTCCCGAAAGCCCCGTTCGATGACGTCGCCGACGCTGCCGTGTGTGGCATCCTGTATTTCATGCGTGTTCCCGAGGTCGCAAAGTCCGCTGCCCGGTCCGAAAGCTACGTGTAGGGAGCATTGATGAAACGCGCGTTTGTCCTCACCCTCGAAGACGGAACCGAGTGTCTCGCCACGAAAAACCGTCGCATCATCGTGGCGACCACCGAGAAGGAAATTCTCGACGGGCCGTCCCGTCACACAACCGACCTTGACACCGTGACAGTTACCGAGTGGTTGAAAGCCGAGAGTGAGTGACGATGCCAGGATCTAAAGACCTCATGGAAGGCATGGCCGGGCTCGACCAATTCACCTCGACCTACTCGCGCCGTTGGTCCTACTTCGCCGGAGAGTTGCCGGAGCGGTTCGCGTCGGAGCGCATCCGCACCCTCATCGAGCGGTCGGCTTCGGCGTACCGGTTCCGCCTCTCCCGCATCCCCGTGGAGGCGCTCGCCAACCGGATCAGCATCGCATCGGTGACGTCGTCCATCGGCGACCGCGTGTCCGCGCGCATCGAAGAGATTCGTCAAGCGAACGACATGGAATTGCAAGAGCCGTTCGTGCACGAGCGCCTCTTCGTCTACGGCGACGCGTACCTCTTCGTCTGGCCGGTCGATGAGGGGGAAGCCACGATCGCCCGGGACGGCGAACGGGTAGACGTCGCGCCGGACGCGGACACGCTCGCGGCCGGCATCGAGCTTGCGTATCAGTCGCCGCTCTCCTGCCGGGCATTCTACGACGCAGAGGACGGCCGGCGTGTCCGGTACGTGATCCGGCGCTGGCGCGAATCGTGGCCACTCGGCAAGGTGTGGCGCGTTGAGGTGTGGTACACGGATCGGCTCGAATCGTGGGTGTCGCAACCCGACTCGAAAGGAACCGACCCGGAAGACTGGCTTCCCTACGCCGAAGACGCGACCGGCGTCAGCGTCCCGGCCACTTCGCTGAACTGGCCGGAGCCGCACGACTTCGGCGAGATTCCCATCAAGCACGCGCGTACCGACCTTCCGTACGGCAACTCTGTGCTCGAAGACTTCATCGGCCCGCAGAATCTCATCACGAAGGCGACCGCAACGCAGGCGAGCAACATCGAGTCGCACGGGTGGCGGGAGCGGTACACACTCGCCGATGACGCAGCCGTCCTCGATCAGGCCCGCGACGCTGTGAATTGGGACGACTCGGCTGACGCGCCGTCCGTCCTCGAAGGCGTGACGCCGGTGTCTGGCCGGCGTCGCGGGCCGGGCGTCGAGCACCACTTCACGGGCACGAAGGCGGTCGGCGAGTTCTCGGCCCCCGACCTCTCCGCCATGATCGAGCCCATGGAACAGTGGGTGCGGTTCGGCGCGTCCGCGTCCTCCACCCCGTACGCCGAGTTCGATCCACGGTTCGGCGCGTCCATGTCCGGCATCGCGCGGCAGCGCGCCGACGCGCCCATGCGTGCGAAGGAGAAGACGCACAAGCGGTTCCTCCTCCGGTTCTGGCGTGAGGTGTGGGAGTGTGCCCTCCGTATGGACAACATCGCCGACCCCGGCGAGATCACCGTCAACTGGTCGCCGCCCGAGGTGATTGCCGACCCCGATTGGTGGTCGGTTGCTACGATCCGGCGCGAGCACGGCGTGCCCCAGAGGAAGATCCTCGAAGAGGCGAACTACACTCCCGAAGACCTCGATGAGTGGGAGAAGGATCAGAAAGACTCGCTACTCGTGGACGCCCGCATTGATCGGTTGGTTCGCCTCGGCGAGGCGATGCAAACGCTCGGCGCTGGTTCCGCGTTGCTCGGCATCCCGTCCGATCGCATCGCGAAGCTCGTGGAATCCATCCTCGGTGACGCGGGATCGCCGGGCGCGCTCGTGCTCGAAGACGCCACACCTCCGCCGCCGGTGGTGGTCGATCCCAACGCCCCGCCGGTGAACCCGAACCAGCCGCTCAACCAACCCGGGAAGGCACTCCCACCTAATGGCCCTCCTCTGTAAATGCATGAACATGGCGTGCACGAATGAGCACGCCGACCCGATACGCGTCATCCTCGCCGATGGCGTGCCGGTTGCTCGACAGGACTTCGTCGTTCCCGAAGGTGCCTATCCGGTTCGGATGCAAGTCGGTCAGCTGCCGGTGACGATCATCGGGTGGATTGATGACTCGGCGTCGCTTCCTAACCTGTTGCGTGACATCGCAAAGGAACTCGAAAAAGTCATGAGCGAACGTGCCGAAGATTGACGGACCCGACACGCCGGACGCAGAATCTCTGGCCTTCGAGGCAGAGATCGTCCGGCGTGTCACGGGCGCTATCTCCGCCGGAATCGATGAACTCGTGACGGCGATCCTCGCCGCCTTCGAGGGCGCGCGTCTCGCCGCCGGTGGCGTCCTCACTCCCGAGGCGGCCCGCTCAATCGGGGCCGCGCTTGCCGCGCGTCTCGCCGTCAACTGGACGCCGATGGCACCGGGGCTGATTCGGGCGGCGACCGAGGCGCGTGACCTCGGCGTGGTGCGCGCGGTCCGACGCATCCCGCCCGGCGAAACTCATCACCTCGCCACTACCGCGAACTGGCGTGGCCGGCTAGGTGGACGCCCGCCCCGCGTCCCGAACGCTGATCAGGCCATGCGGGACGGGATCGCCGAAGCGCAAGCCATCGCTCGCGCGGGCGTGCGAACCCGACACGACGCGGCTGCCGTTGCCGGCCGACTGCGCGCCACTCGCGCCCGCATCCAAGGACACGCGCGCCTAGTCGCGAACGAGGGCATCAACGCCGGCACGGCGGAGGTGGCCCTCACGATCGGGCATCGCCTGTTGTGGGTGGCCGAACGGAACGCGTGTCTCGACTGTCTCGCGCACGCGGGTTACGCAGTCGAGCCCGGCGACATGTTCCCGGCGCTGTCTTTCGACCCGAACGCGCGTGGCGTGCTGCCGGTGAAGTACCCGCCTCTTCACCCGAACTGTCGGTGCCAGGTTCGCACCTTCGACGGCCCGGCCGGCGCGCCGGACCCGGATCGCTCGAAGGTCGATCCCGCCGCGCGGTTGGCTGCCGAAGCTCGACGGTCTGTGGTGTATCAGTGGACGGATCACGAAAGCGGACCAGCCGCGATGCGGGCGGCGGAAAGCTTGCTCGCCGCCGGGGCTGGCCTTCCTAGTAGTGTGGTGAAGCGCGCGCGGATTGCGTTGCGTAAGGGCGGGGTCGGACGACCCCGATGAAAAGGAAGAGGCAGCCATGAGAGTTCGACTCGCAGACGTCGGCGATATACCGCCGATCTTCGGCCCGAGGTTCGACCCGCGTATCCGTTCGCTGCGGAAGGCGGGAACGGGCAGTGGTGGCGGTGGCGGAACCACCGAGGACAAGACCGACGACGATGCCGAAGACGACGCTGACGATGATGCGGAAGACGACACCGAGGACGACGCGAAGGACGAAGACGCGAACGTCCCGAAGACCGAACTCGACAAGGCGATCCGGCGTCGGGATCGCGCGCTCGCAGAGAAGCGCAAGCTCGCCGAGCGCATCGCCGAGTTGGAGAAGGACAAGGATACGAAGGACGAAGTCGATCCAGTCACGAAGGCGAACATCCGTCTCGTGGCAGCGTCCACCCGAACCATCCTCGCAACCGGTGGCGTAACCGACAAGGACGATCAGAAAACCATCCTCGCGATGCTCCGCCTCGATGATGTGGAGGTGGACGACGACGGCCCGGACGAAGACCTCATCGAGGAACGCATCGGCGAGCTTCGGCGCATCTTCGGCGGAGCGCCCGGGAAGCGCCGGCCGGCGTCCGTCTCGTCCCGGGACAAGGGTGGCAAGGATGGCGCGACCACCGACCCGGACAAGTTGCGGTACCAGCGGATCATGGGCACCGGGCGATGAGCGGGCGCACGCGGGTCCGGTCGCACTACCGGCGGACGCGCAAGGGCGTGACTCTTTTCGAGATCGCCGTCGGGATCGTCGTAATCGTCCTGCTCATCGCCGCGATGCGCTAGACTGGCCCTCATCTGGAGTTGAGCTACCAACCTATTCGTAGCGCTGCCGGCCCGTCCCTCACCACGAGGGGCGGGCCGGTGCTATTGTGCCAGGTAGGAAGGCCCGGACGGGCCGCCTTCGCTCCGCTCGGATGAGCAGGACGTTCCCATGTCCCGCACGCCGATCGAAGGGAGTTTAGGCGTGTCTACCAACCGTCAGGATCTTGAGAACCTCATCCCGAATGAGACCTCGAACGAGGTTATTCAGCGGGTTGCCACCGTTTCGGCTGTGGAACAGATCGCCCCGCCCGAGGTGATGCACTCGGACACGAAGTCGATTTCCCGGTTCGGCGGCTTCACCGTCGCCTCGGTCGCGAAGGGCGCGGACTACGGGTTCAGCACGAACACGCAGGACGTGTGCGACCTCATCGCCCGGAAGATCGGTGGCGCGGCGAAGATCGCCGAAGAAGACTTCGCCGACGCGATCACCGGCGAGGGCACCATGCGCCGGTACGAGCAAGAGGCGGGAACGGCGCTCGCGAAGACGTTCGACAATGCCGCGCTCGGCACCACCACGGCGATGAACGGCACGACCTCCCCGTTCGTGTCCGTATACCAGTGCGTGACCACCACGCAGAGCACGCCCTGGGGTTCGTACACGGCGAACGCGAACCGTACCCAGATCCCGAAGCTCACCGCAGCCGCCGCAACTCCGTCGAACACCTGGCAGGACGCGGTTATCGCGTTCCTCGCGAAGTACGAGGAAAGCGACTGGTTCGATGAGTCGGAGACCTTCGTCATCGCGTCGCCGGTCGTGAAGTCCATCTTCCGGGGCGTCCGCGACACCACCGGTCAGCCGCTGTTCATCCCGGGCGGGTCGCAGTCGGGCGTGGCTCCGTCCCTCTTCGGCTACGAGAACTTCAAGTGGTCGACCGGCGCGCGCACCAACGCGACGATGACGGACGCGCCCACCGGCAACCCGCTCATCATCATCGGCAACCGGCAGGCGTTGAAGCGCGGCATCGCGCGTACCTCGCCCGGCATGGTTCCCGGTAACCCGGGCGTCGCGTGGCAGCGCGCCGCGAACGGCATCGGGTTCCTCTCCGATGAGGCAATCATGAAGGCAATGATGCGTCGCGCCTTCGTGGTCTCCGTTCCGCAGGCCGTTTCCGTTCTGGAGATCACACCCGGCTCGTAACAGCCGCCGGACACGAACCTCCCCCGCAGTTCGTGTCCGGCCCCCAACCTCGCTCGAAGAAAGTAGGGAATCATGGCCGAAGACGACAAGGTCGCGATCGAGGGGCAGAGCTTCCGCAACGAAGCGCTCACCGGTTCCGGGACCATCCTCGAAGACGGAACGTACGGCGACCCGCTGCCGGACCCGACCGAGGTTCGCGGTCTCGGGCCGCGTCGGACCTCCGGCGGCCGGTTGCTCCCGGACGCGCCGTCCGACGAACTCGCGGGCGTCTACGACGCGCCGAAGCGGTCCGTCACCCCGGACACCGCGTACGTCGAGCCAGGTGACGCGGACGCGAAGCCCGCACCGAAGAAGTCGGCGAGCGCGAGCAAGTAGTGAGACAGCCGGGGGCGGTCCGGTTGGTGCCTCTTCCTGCCGCCCCCGGCCCCCAACTTCGCACGGAAAGGATGAGACGCGATGACATGGGCAACCGTTGAGCAAGTCACCAATCAGACCGGCATCACGGTCACGGACGCCACCCTCGCGCTCGCGTCCGCCATCATCGACACCGTCACCGGCGCGGACGAAGACTTGCCGGCCGACGCCATCACGACTGTCGACCGGAAGCACCTCCAAAAGGCGACGGGATGGCAGGCTGTTTGGGCCGCAAATAAGCCCGGCCTCATCACCGAACGAGAGAACGTGGAATCGATGTCTTCGGACACGCAGTCGATTCGCCGCCTCGATCGCGCCGACGGGTTCCTCGCCCCGCTCGCCCGGCGCGAGATCATGTCTCTCTCGTGGGTCGGCACCCGCACGGTGTTCGTCCCCCCGGTGTCGCGCCTCGTGGCAAACCGCAACTTCCTGAACGAGTCGAGCGATCCGGCGTGGTTCGGTGGCGAAGGCGCGATCCCGTGCTAGCCGTCCCGACAACTACGATCACGATTCTCGGTGGCGCGACATCCTCGGATTACGGCGATGTTCTCGACTCGGACACGCCGGCCGGCGCTGGCATTCCGGCGAGCATCATGGAGGGCCGGCAAGTCGTGGCCACCGAATCGGATCAACAGGCGCGCATCATCCGCTATTACACAGGTCGCCTTCCACATGGAACCGTCATCACGGACGCGCAGCGCATCCGGGACGAACGGACGAACGAGGTCTACTCGATCGACAACGTCACCACTCCACAGAACCCGGTGATCCCGCAGGACGTACGGCTCGACCTCCGACGCGTGACGTAGGACGAACACAGGACGAACGGCCCGGACAACGGGACGCGAAAGACGAACTCACTCGACCCGACAAGGGAGGTGGACGAAATGACCAGGACGCGAGTTGTGATGTACGCGCCAGGCTTCGCGGAGCTTGAAGTTGAAGTGGACGCGAAACTCGTCTACCCGATCACCGATGAGGTAGCGGCAGACATGCGCCGCTACGTTCCGGTCTTGTCCGGCGACCTTCTTTCCTCGATCCACGAGGAACATCTCAAAGGATGCGGGCGCGTGCACTTCGGCGACACCGGCCGGGGCATCGACTACCACCTGTATCAGGAATTCGGGACTTCTCGCATGGCTGCGCAGCCGTACGCGCGCCCCGCTCTCTACAAAATCCGGAGCGTGTGACGATGCCTGCCCTCTTCCACCCAACCACCGAGCAACTCGCCGTAGCGTGGCTGTCAACGCTCGCGTTGCCCGGTGTGGCGACCACCCTTCCGAAGCTCGACGCGTGGCCGGTCTACGCCGGCACGATCCGGGGCTTCGTCACGGTCGGCATCGTTGGAGGCGCGACCCGAGACACCGCGTTGCGCGCGCCGGTGATTTCCGTCGGGACATGGGCGGCTGTGCCAGGCTCGGACAACCCGCAATGGGGGGCCGCATCGCAACTCGCCGAGATCGTGGCAGCGGCCACCTTCCCGCACGAGTTCGTCCCTATCCGCTTCACGCAGTCCGTGAAGTATGCGCCTGCTCTCGTCCACACAGCGAAGCTCGTCTCGGAGCCGCGACGCGTCCCGGACCCTGATTCGTCCTACGCGCACTTCGAGACGGAAGTGATGATCGTGTGGTCGGAGGTGGACGGATAGTGTTCGCGATCGTGGGACGAACCTCCGGCGAGATCCTCTCGTACCGGGGTCGGATGGTTGTGCATCACGACCGAGCGGAGCTTGAATTCCTCTTCCCGGGCGAGAAGATCGTGATGCTGAACGGCTACTCGCGCGAAGAGGTGGCGCAAAAGTACGGCCGTCCGGCGATGCACCTCAAAGACCATCCCGACATGGATGCTGTTCAGTGGCCACTCGACAGAAAGAGGTTCCTCGTATGAGGAAAGTGAAGGTCTCCAATCGGCCGGACGAAGAGATCGAGGTCAGCGAGGCTGAGTATCTCGACCTCGTTCGTCAGGGGCTGGTCGAAGCGCAGGAAGACGAGAACCGCAAGGACTCGCCGAAGCCGACGCGCACCACAACGCACGGGACGGAGAAGTAATGGCAGCGTCAGCCACCAACCTCATCGCCGGGGCGGCGACCATCTACCGGGGCATCTTCGGCGCGGTCGAGCCCGCCGACACCGCCGTGACCACCGATCCGGATATCGCGATCTGGACGGACTTCGGCGGCACCGACGACGGCGTCACGTTGAAGGTCTCGCGCAACTTCATCAAGTTGCGCATGGATCAGACCGTGGACGCCCCCGGCCGGCGAATGACCGAACGAGACATCGAGGTCGGGACGAACCTCGCCGAAGGAACGCTGATGAACTTCGCCTACGCGCTCGCGCAGGCCGAGTCCACAGTGACCGTCGGTGGAACCGGCGCGACCGCGTTCACCGGCATGGACATCGCCGGAGACGACTCCGGTGCCGAGCCGTCGTACTTCGCGCTTTTCATCCGGGGCCGCGCGCCGAACGGCAAGAAGCGGAACGTCATCATCCGGAAGGCGCTCTCGACGGATGACGTCGAAGTCGCCTACAAGAAGGATGAGCAGACCTTCTACCCGGTGACGTTCTCCGCCCATTGGGTGAGCCCGTCCGTCCGGCCCATGCGCGTTGTGGACTCCACCGCACCGTGATCCACGTTCAAATATCAACTACTCGCGCAGTATCCAAGGAAGAGGCACCCATGTTCATCATCAAGTCCGAAGGCAACGAAGCGCCGGCCCGTGAGCCTCTCTTCGAGATCGACGGAACGGTCTACACGATCCCGGTCACGGTCGGCGCGGAAGTCGCGCTCGAAGCGATGGAACGTTCCCGCGTCGAGCCCGACACCGCTGTCACGGCGTGGTGTGTCGAACAGGTCATCGGCAAGGAAGCGTGGAAGGCGCTTCGCGCTGTGAAGAATCTTCCGAAAGAGACCGTCATGGGAATCATGGAAATTTGCCGCGAGCGCGTGATGGGTGGCATGGAAGATCAGGGAAAAGACTAAGGGCGCGTCTTCATCAAGTCGATTGGGTGCTTGACCACATCCCCGATTTGATGGCCGATTTCCGAGCGATCTACCACCTCGGATGGTCGGAAGCGATTCGCCTCCCCGGACCCGAATTCCTCGCGCTGGCCTTCCGATGCTCCGCATACACGGGCGTGATGCAAGCCCGGGTTCTAGAGCAGGACAGAAACGCATCACGCAACACCCGAGGTTCGGCCCGCATGGTCGAGCCGGAGCGCCAGGCGATCGAGACGGACCCGTTGCTAGCGGGCGTGATCGAGTTCGGATAGGGAGGGATCATGGCCGACGGGTTCAAGATTGCCGACGCGTACGTCGAAGTGGTCGCGGACATCGATAAGCGGTCCGTCGAGAAGTCCGCGATGACGGCCGGTGACGCGGCCGGATCGTCCATGTCGAAGCGCACATCGGAGAAGTTCGGACGCGACTTCAAGCGGGACTCACGTGGCCGGTTCCTCGGCGCTGGCAACGATTCGGGCGTGTCTCTCGGCGACGGCATCTCGAAGGGATTGAAGAAGTCCACCGGCGGATCGGACTTCCTGTCGATCCTTCCCGGTGCGCTCTCCAACCCGTACGTCCTCGCCGGGGCGACGGCGGCCGGCGCGCTCGCCGCTCCCGCCATCATGGCCGGCATCTCCGGTGGCATCATGGCAGGCGCTGGACTCGGTGTCATCGGGCTTGGCTTCGCCATCGTCAAAGAGGAACCAGCGGTCAAAAAGGCCAGCGAGCGCCTCGGGAAGACCGTAACGAGCATCTTCAAAAAGGCTGCGAAGCCAATGATTCAGCCCTTCGTGCAATCGTTCGGGTTGATCGAAGGCATGATGAAGAAGCTTGCGCCGCAATTCTCGGGCATGTTCAAGGCGATGGCACCGAGCATTGTCCCGCTGACGAAGGGACTCACGGCCCTTGTCACCTCGGCGATGCCAGGCATCATGAAGTTGGTGGAGGCTGCCGGCCCGTTCCTCACCGAGATCGCCCCCTCGTTCTCGAAGATCGGTGAGGGAATCAGCATCTTCTCTCGCGAGATCGCGAAGGCGGGACCCGACGCCGCTGTCTTCTTCAAGGATCTCTTGACGTGGATCGGCGGAACCATCGCGGGCATCGGGTACATGATCGGATGGGTTGCGCGCGGGTACGGCGAGTTGCGCGCGTTCTTCGTCGGGATCGGCCCGTTCGTGATGAACCTGAATACAACTCTCGGGAACTTCTGGCACGCAGTCGGCGCATGGTTCACGGGAGTGGGCGCACGCATCGCGTCCGGGTACAACGCGTTCATCAACTTCTTCAAAGGCGTCGGGTCGGCCATCGGGGGATTCGTCACGGGAGTCGGGGCGTGGTTCGCCGCGATCCCGGGAAAGATCATGGCTGGGCTCAATGCCGCGTGGTCCTTCATCTCCGGGTGGGGGGCGCGCATCGGCTCGTTCTTCGCGGCGCTGCCGGGTCGCATCGGCTCGTTCCTGATGAGCCTGCCCGCCATCATCGGCAATGCGTTCCTCG